TCTGGTCCTGCTTCGCCGACCAGCCCCATTGTGGGTCGTGTAACAATCCCGCCCTCTGCCATAGGTGTTGCTCCTAGCCAACCTGCAACACTGGCAGAAAATTCTGCTATGCCTCCGGCTTGTTGCATCGATTCAAGAAAGTTAAGCATGGAAGGATCGTATGTTGCGCCAATGTCGTAATCGATCATGATTTGAGTGCCGTGTAAATTCTGTGCTGCTGTCTTTGCATTGTTCAACATTGTTACAAGGCGCTCATACTCGGTGTCAGGTATTGTTCCTTTCAAGGCATCAAGGAATCCTGCCTGATTGTCGAACTCTTTATTGATTTCATCGAGAGGCATGTCGGTCATCGACTGGGCAAGTGTCGAAAGGTTGTCGGCGTAATCTTTCGATGCTCCTGTCAGGGCTTTCTGACGTTCGAAAGCAGACAATTCTTCATCGCCTAAAGCTGCAACGGCTTCCATTAACGCCACTTGACCTTCAGTGACTGCGATTGATGCAAGATCAAAGTCATAAGATGCGTCTATGTTGTCGTTCATTATGTTTATTAATTCATCAAACGACTCGACGAGTTCGTCCATTGCCTCTTGTTGTGCTTCAAGTTCAGCAGTAACGTCGCCTAAGTTCCCTTCCATCGTTTCGAGAGGTTCTTCAGTGTCAACAACGAAGTCAGTAGCGCCTGCAACGCTGTCCATGAAACCTTCCAAGCCAAAGTCGCCGGTCATTAAAGCAACCGCATCGTTTACATCTCCTAATGACTCTGCCCAGTTCTCATTTTCTTTAGCGTTGGCGTGTATTTCGCCGATTAGTTCGGAACCAACGATATGAGCAAAGTCGGACATGACTTCGCCTGATTCAAAGTACTTCTTTGCTAATTCATCATTCTTCTCTCTGTTGTCGTCGAAAGCGTCGGCTGTTTCGTCGAGCGAGTCGATAACGTTTCGAGCTTCCTTCGATGTTATGACTTCGGCTTCGACAAGATCGGCTAGTTGTGATGTTACGCCTCTAATATGTTCCGGCGCATTGCGGAAGGATTCGATTAGTTGGTCAGTTTGATATTTCGAGTCGCTTGTTGAATCGAGAAGGTCTTGATAATCGTCTGTCCCGCCTTTGATTGTGTCGATAACATCAGTCATGGCAATATCGAGTTTCTTGAATGCGTCATGACCGTCTTGTTTGATTAATTCATTGAGTAATGTTTGATCGCCTACAAGGTCTTTGATGTTTGTTGCTGTGTCGTCTGAGGCATCGCTAACTGCTCGCATTTCTTCGGCGAGTCGTTTCATGTTCTCGACCAAACCTGTTGCGGGATCATTTGATTCTGTAAATTCGTTTCTTAAACTTTGCATTCGCTCTTTCGAACGTTTCGATTCTCCTCTTAACGCTTTCAAACCAAAGTAAAGTGCTGTCGTTGCCGCTGCTGCTGCTGCAAATGCGACAGGGTGACCTTTGACCACGCCTAACAATTTTCCGAACCCTTGAGTCAATCCGCCTTTCTTCGTGCCGACAATAGCAGCGGTTCCTGTGCCTGCTCTTGTAATCGATGTAAACCCAGCCGCTAAATTCGTTCCCATCGATGTCAACGGTCCAGCCATTGCGACCAAACCTATTAAGGCGACAGTTACTTTCTTTGTTGCGCCTTCGAGTTTCCCAAATACGCCTGCGACAGTTCCCACAAGTTCAGCCATCGTCTTTAATACTGGAACGATGATAGGCACAAGCACATTGCCGACATCGACAAGAGCCGTCTTTAATTCAGTCAATGATTTCTGAAGTTTGAATTGAGTGGTTTCTGTAACTCGAGCAAACGCCTCATCGACCTTGCCTGAAGATTGACGCATTGCGTCCATTACGCCTGCCGCTTCTTCACCGCCTCGTGCTGTCAATGACAAAGCACCAATCAACGCTCGAGCATTCTCAAATACGTTCGACAATTCCATTCCGTTGTCTTCGAGTTTCTGTCGAAGGTCAATCAACGTTCCTAAGAAATCATCTTCAACACCTGCCCGCAAATCAGCGGTCGAGATTCCTATTTTGTCGAGCGCCTCCGCAGCTTGAGAAGATGGTTTCAGAACGGTCCTCATGACCTGTCCTAATTGAGTAGCAGACATAGCTGCATCACCTGATGATCGTGTCAGGTACGCTAACCCGCCACCAACCTCGTCGAACTCGATGCCTAACTCAGCCGCCATAGGTATCAATCGACCGAAGGTGGGCGCTAATGTTTCAGCAGATGCTTTACCTTGCTCTACTGTCTTTGCGAGAATGTCAGTCGCAAGAGCAGCCGATATGTTTTCTTTACCGTAACCGTTGATGGCGTTTGTGACAGCATCGGCTACTTGTTCAGTTTTACCCAAGCCGATAGCAGCCGCCTTTGCTGCATATTCGAGGGTCTGAGTTGCTTCAGCCGCAGGCAAACCCGCCGACGTAATAAAGAACATGGCATCGGCGAGTTCTTTAGGCGCTCGAGCGGTTTCTCCTGACAATTCGAGAACTGACTCGGTTAATTGTTCAACCTCTTTCGCTGATCGACCGACCAACGTTTCGATCTGAACCATTGACGCTTCGAAGTCGGAAGCAGCTTTAATCGATGCAACGCCAATAGCAGCCATCGGCAACGTCAACGACTTAGTCATTGCGGGACCGGCTTTAGCTGCTTTAGCTGCGAACGTGTCGACCTGTTTCGACGCATTTGCCATTGCTGTCTTGAACTTGGTCGTGTTCGCAGTTATGACTGCTTCAACGACGGAAACGAGAGCCATTAGCGCCTTCTCCTCGATCGTTGTTTGGTCATTTGATTTGCTCTATCTCTTTCGTCTGCTTCTATTTGATATAACGCTCTCCAATGCGTTAATTCTGCGCTTGACATTCGACTCAACATTTCGCCGACTGTCATTCCTAACTCTCGAGCAAGGTGGAAATAGAATCTTAGTTCAGGGTTTCCTCCTTCGAACCCTAGGAATCTTTTCCCGCTTCATCAACAGCGTTTCCTGACAATCCCGAAACACGCAAACACTCAGTTCCTACTTGTTCGATAATGCCTGCTTGCTTTTCATCAAACAACCACTCAATATCGTCTTCGGTAAAGACCTGCTCTCCTGTGTCGGGATCGAAACAACATATTTGAATGATTGACTTGTACAACATGCTTGCCGTTTGCATGGATTCATTATCCGCCCACTCGGTTTGCATGTTTGCACGCTGGTTTCCAGTCATTGATCGTATCGACAATTTAACGTCCCACTCGGGAACGTCGATTATCTCAGAAATCATGTCGTCGCTTTGTCTAATCTTATCTGCTAATCGTGCCACCATATTCTCCTTGTTTAGTAAGTGCCTCGAGTAACTGCACCTGTTATTTGTAAATCCAGAGTATACGAAACGACATCGCCGACAGGGTTACTGACTGAGTAATTTGTGAGAATACACTCGCCGGTGTATTTAACATTACCGCTCGTTGAACCTGCGGGACCGTAAATGAAAGAGCGACTTGCTGGCTCTGTGCCACTGATGTAGCCGTCAATCGTTGCGTCCCAGAGTCCCGAAACGCTGAAAGACCCATCTTTCAAGCCGACAATATAGGATTTGTTGCTTGAACCGAATGCTGTTGTCTCAGCGGTGTCTATTGTTTGTGGAAAGCTAACGTCAGTGAGCGTATTAGCGAGACTGCGGCTAGTACCGCCAGTATCGTCTAAAGCAAAGTCTGTCGACTTCCCATGTGCAAATGTTGGCATGTTGATTCCTTTCTAGAATCGTGCAAAGGCGACCATAAATGTTATGGAGCCGCTTGAACCGGCAGTTGAAGCCGTTACTCGAAGGTAGCGATTTACTGTGCCGGATACTGCTTTAATTTCCGAAGTCTTGACTGTTGAGCCGACTACGGTAAACGAAATTAGGTCAGCCCACGTCGAATCATTCGCCGAATGCTGGACCTTAATTGTTGTGTTCCCATTTACTGTGTTCGTGGGAATGTGTAGAGTCGAAGCGCCACCATTGGCTGATGATGCAGCGTTATCTACAGAACTTAGAGCGCCCAATGAACCGTGAGCGATGCTTGCTCCCGCTGTTAATTGAACGCCTGCACAGAGAGCAAAAGTCAAATTCGAAACCTGATTAGGAGTACATTCGAAATCTGCTGTTACTGTTGCGATGCTTGTCACCGGACTTGTAATTGCATAATTGGTTTCGTCTGCTTGCGCAATGATCGCTCGACTTCCTATTGCTGCTGATCCTTCTCGAACAGTCAAGATAGGTGTCGTTGAATTGCCGAGTAGGGCTTGTAATTCTTCATCGGACCCATCTGTGTCAGCCGCCCACATTCCCGAAAGGGACAAAGTGCCTGACCGTAGACCGTTGATGAACGTCTTATTTGTGTCGCCATAAGCTGTGGTTTCTTGAACGTCATTACTTACAGTGATCGATGATTGATTGAAGTATGAAGTCATGTCGAACTCGTCGATATAGACAGCCGTTGACTTACCATGAACGAAGGTAGGCATTATTTACTCTCCTCTTTCTTGTTGACTGGTTCGACATATTTCTGTTTTATTAGCCAGTCGCTTGAGGATTTGATTTCGACAACATCGCCGACCTCATATGTCTTTCCTGCTACTTCGATCGAGGCATCTCCCGACTCGCCTCCGGTTACTCGATACTTTGCCATGTCGTTCCTTTGGATAACGTGACATCGACAAATTACGAATTTACCTCAGTCACTGGGACATTTGGACACTTGGTCACTGTTCAAAGAATACCTAAATCTAGGGCGTTTGTCTTTGTTGCTATAAATTTCTTAAATCTCCCCCTATAAATCGTTGCATTATTGCATAAGTTCCCTTATATTTAAGTATGGAAGCAAACATCTCACCGGAAGGAAAATCAATGGGATTCGAACAAGAAACAGATATTGAAATTTACGAGCAAATCGTAGCAAGGCAAGAAGTACAAGCTGACATCGACGCAAATCATTTCTACGCATTTAGCCAAATGCGAATCGATCAAGGCACGTTCAACAAAACAGATGGCGACTACGGCATCGACCATGCAGGAGTTACGGCTGCAATCGCAGAACAATTCCACAACACCTACAATGGCAAGTTCAACATTCATAGCGACAATGCAAAGGTTCGCAGGGTGCTACTAAACGCAATCAAAGCAATCGGCGTTCCTGCAACATCAACTCACTTCGAAACAATCAACGACCTCGAAGCCAAAGAGCAAGAAATCAGCTTGAGGATCATCGAACTTCAAGACAGCTACTCAGGGTGGACACGATGGGAAGTTTGCCACGGTGGTCACTTGCACGACATGACGAACCACAATCGTTGCTCATCACTCGATCGAGGTGTCAACATGAGCCACACAAGCTGGATTCCAGCATTCGCAGCGATGCAATGGGACGAAGTAGCAGAACAATTATCAGCCGACACAATCGTCTGCTCAATCTGCTTTCCAGACGCACCTGTCGAGTACAGAGAGTCACGAGAGGAGCCAAAGGAGAAGCCATTGACCAAAGCAGAAGAAAAAGCATTAAAGCAAGCAATCGTCGAAGGCAAAGTTGGTTCCGGTTACAGACTCACAGAACGAAATTTGATCGGAAAAATTAGTGACATGAAATGGGAAGTCAGTACTTGGATCGAATACATGGAATGGAACATCGAGAACGGTCGAACAAATCAATGGAGCCTCGAAGCAGCACTTGAGATACTTCGTGACCGACAAGGACTCGACACGATCAAAGATGCCGTAGCAAAGAAACACCACAAAGGTTTCGACGACTACATAGCACAAGATCGAGCTTGGGTAGCAGCAGGCGCATACCCCGCAACGTTCGAATACTACATGGGAAAGAGCGAGAAAGCAGCCATGAACTAATCCTTACTCCGTAAAGGCGTAGCAGTCCCTCACCCTGTTCGGTGGGGGGCTGTTTACGTTATTGGAAGATTGCCGCTTGCCATTGTGATCGTTGCGCCATCGTGGAATTGATATCGAAACGGATCTTCTAAAGTCCCTGCTCCTTGTTGCGTCGGGGCTTTGTCGAGGTTCGGAACCATTTGAATCGTGCAACGGCAACTAGGGTGTGCGGGAGGATAATCGCCTCCTCCTGTTCCCCAATCAAACGACATTCCCAAAGGCATCGTTTCGCCTCCCATCGGAACGCATATCTCACAAACATCGGTCGGTCCTATTACCCATTGTTTGACTGTTGCGGGACCAACAAGTCCCATCTGTTGCGCTCTTAACATAGTATCGAGTTTCGCTTGATTCCTTGCCGCTATCGTTTCTGTTCGTGCAATCATTCTTGCTCTTGCTCGTCGTAATTTGTTTCCGTATCGTTGCCCATGATTGTCGGTCCTTCGAATAATCTCTTTGGGGTCGATTCCTTGCTCTGCTAATCGATGAGCGTAGGCATTCATGCTTCGATCGACTGCCTTTGCCCATCGTGGGAACAACCCATTGGTGTGAGGCACAATCTGATTGGCGTAATCTGCGCCTGTTATTGGCACAGGAGATGCTTGTTGCAATATGTCGAACAATCGACGAGCGGTTTGTTGCGTCGTTAATCCTGTTACTTGTCGACCTGTCGAGAATGCTTGTTGAGCTGTAAACCCTTCTGAGATCATTGTTGCAATGTTCGCCTGTACGTCGTCGCTGATCGATGAGAATAAATCTGTTGCTCTTGTCCTTGCGTATGCCTTGCCTGCCATGTTGTCGGGTTGTGCATTAAACAAATCTAAAGGATCGACAGTCGCCGACCAATCGAAAGGTTCCCATATCAGTAAGTCAAATGCTTTGTCGACATCATCGACGCTTCGAAGGCGAGCGTTTGAACGTAATCTCTTTAGTTCATCGTTGAGGTCGTTTCGAACTTCCTTAGCACCATCTCGAACTCCTTCGACATACACAGCGAAGATTGCTTTTGCTGCTCGTTCAATTTCGGGAATGAATAATTCCATTAAGTTCATCTTGGCTGTTGTTTCATTAAGGTTGCCGAAGATTATCTCTCGACTAATCGACTTTGGGATTTGTTCGATGCCGTCGATTAATGCGTCGCTGATTTTCCGTTCTTGTTTGTCCAAATAATCAGAATCAGTCGGTCGGAATCTAGGCAATTGATTATCAAGGCGAGATTTCTGCGCCCATCTGACCGGCACTTTGTTAGAACGCATAATCATAGGGGGCTACTCCTATAAACGTCTTAAAATCGATCTCTGTGGGTGCAAATTGCCCATTATTCGACTTCTTCGGCTGTTTCCGTCGGTAATCCCGCAAGATTGCGCAAATAGTCGGAAAGGTCATTGTCGGGCAACAATGCGCCTGATGATGTCAGTTTGCTGACGTAATCGCCTAAGATGCCAATGTCGGGATCTCGAGGAGCGGTGTATGTGATATGAGGAAAGAGATCGTCTGTGATGCCGTTCAATCTCATAAGGCGAGGAATTGCGTATTGATTGAACACATCGGCGATGGAAGCCAGCCATGCCTCGATCGTGTCCATGAACAGTTCGATCTTCGAAACACTTAGCGCCTGCGTTCCGATCTTCTCATGTCCTAAGAGTATGAAGTCGGCAAGAATCGACATAGCGATCCTTTGGTCGTATCGATTGATGATGGCGTTGGTGTCGAACTGTCGTCGACCTCCTGTGCTTAGAAGTTGAATGTCAAATGCTTTGTGTCCTGTTTCGTAATCGTAGGCAAGCGGGAACACAAGCCCCTCTTGCTCATCTCGTCGTATGTTTCGAACGATTTTCTTAATCTCAGTTAATGCAGCCGATTCTTGAGCTGTTGCATTATCGGAAAGGAGTTGAGGAGGTACAAAGGCGACAGGCAATCCTGCCAAGTCACGCTCGATACCGATTGCTTCGATCTGTTGAATGCGTTTCTGGTAATACCATGATGTGTACGAACTTCGAAGAACGCTTCTGCCTTTGGGATTGTTTAACTTTGTCGATGTTCGAAACAACAAAGATTTCTCGATAGGAATAAACACAGGTCCGGTTCCCGCTATGGGATTCATTTGAGTCATGCCTTCGATCCCGCCGTTGTCATCAAACTTCCACTCGTACACTGTGTCCTGTGACCTCACTGGCATCTTCCGCCAACCAATACGTTGATCGCTGAATGATGACGACTCGCCATCTGCTTTATGCCCATCTCGACGTTTGTAGACGATTTCGTTGTAGCAGAAGCCGTAGGTCAACATCGATAGCACGTTGTTAACTGTGTCTTGCCAAGTGATGCTCATGTCGTTCATGCACTCCGCCACAAATTCGGCTTCGTCGATTGATCGTTGGTCGTCTGCGTCGCTTGGTTCGACTGCCCAATCAACGGAACGGAACAACATTTCGACCGCTGTTAATATGCCTCCGATGACTGGGTGATTCTCAGCCATCTCTCGATAGATTGCGTAACCTCGCCTGCCTTGCAATTGACGCAAGAAATCTTCTTCGACACGACCTCCATATTGAACAAGCCCCGAAGAACCGATTTCCATAAAGTCGGTCGCCGTTGGTCGTTGTTTCGCTATTTCATCTGACATATCACACCCTCCTCGATATTAACTTATTTCCCATGGCGATGCTTGGGTTGAAGAAAAAGGAACGACGATTGGCGACTGGCTGCCTATCATCAATTCAGTTATCGCCCACACTAAAGCGTCGAGTCGATCAGGCGAAGCTGACTCAGGTGTCCATGAACACATCTGATCTTCGAGCGTTGGGAAAGCCCCAACATGTTTAATCTTGCCTTGCTCATATAACGCCGACACAGGTTCCGCTCGGGTACGTTTGCCTCTTGTTGCATGAACTGTTTTAATAGGCACTTGTGACTCGACTGTTTGTAATGTGTGTCTGACCATATCCCCGCCTTGATTTGATTCAACAACGATTCTGTCTGCTGATGTTCGATGATATAAAGCAATAGCGGCGTTTGCCCATTCGACAGGAGTGCCTTGTAGAGATCGATCATCAAGCACATAACCGATTCCGTTACCGTCGATACCGACAGCGACGATGCCTGTCTCAGCACTAAATTCGTTCGAGGTTATTGCAGGGTCTACGCCTACAACGATTCTGGTCAATTCGGGAATGTTATTGACTCGAGCATCTTCGATCATTTGTCTTGTCCATAATGCGCCTTCGACATCATCGAGTATTTCAGCGTAAAGTTCTTGCCTTCCTAATCGTGTTCCTTCATAACGTGCTTTGACTTCTTCGAGGAATGTAGGAGCGAGGTTAGCTGCATTCTCGAACGTGCTGCCTTTCGTGACAGCAACGTCTTTCCTTTCGACAAGTTGTCTGATGAGTCGAGTAGGTCGAGGTGTTGTCGTTGCAACAAGTCGAGGATCGTTGCCTATGCGCAAGCCGAAGATTAGTTGGTCCCAAGCGTCGGGATAACGCCATGCTGCTATTTCATCACACCAAGCGAGGTCATGATTTGGTCCTCGAAGTCGATCAGGTTCATCTGCTGAGTATGTTGTTGCCATTGCGCCATTGTGGAAACTGATTCGACGTTTCGACGGCTCATAGCGTGGTCGTTTATCAGGTGGGAAGATTCGAAGTAGTCCCGACTCGCCTTCGACCATTGTGTCTCGAACGTCTGCGGCTGTTGCGCCTACCAAGGCAACCCTTTGACATTGATTGGTTTCGATCTTGTGCCTTACCCATTCAGCTCCTGAACGTGTCTTGCCGAAACCTCGACCTGCCAATATCAGCCAAATCCTCCAGTCGCCTTCAGGTGCGACTTGTTTAGGTCTTGCCCATAACGACCAGTCCCACATTACTTGCCTTTGTTCCTCGTCTGATAACGTTTCGAATATCGACGGTTCTAGCGTCAACAATTGAGAAACCACTGAATCTTCGATATTTAGATCGGTCATAGCGCCCTTTTAAGGTTCATTATCGATGTTGACTGAGGTATTTGCCCCGCCTATGTCGATCGTTTCGACACTTCGAGATTGTAATTGTTGCAATCGATCCTTAAGCATTTGCCCAATGTCTGTTTCGATAGCTCCTCCATCTGCGCCTGTGAGTTCGACCTGTCGAGGTGCATCGAGTCCGCATAGCGTCGATCGACGTTTAGACAAATTGTTTGCCGTTGCGATAATTCTCATAATCGTCTCGGGTTCGGCTTGTTCACGTTGCGCTCTTTCTAATTGCCCAATCGTTGTTCGCCACAAATGGTCTATTCGTTCATTCTCGAGCGTGCGCATTTCTTCGACTGCTTCATTGCCCCACATCTTTATTGCTTGTTTGTACGCTTCCATCGCTCCTTGTCGACCTGCATAGCCAACACGGTCAGCGATTTGTTGAAACGAAAGCCCTAATGATCGAAGGCGAACAACCTCCTCATAGCGTTCTAATACTTCT